GGAAGTGTGTTGGGTGTAAGGTGGGTCGAGCTCGCGCGTGGTCGATCGGGATTGGGCACGAAGCGCAGTTATACGATTCCAACCAGTTTGTTACGTTCTCGTATGCGCCAGAGCGTCTAAGGAGTTTGAGTCTTGATTACTCGGATTTCCAAGGAATGATGCGCCGGCTCCGTAAGGTGACTGTTGGCGTTGGTCCTGGCGTATGTCTACGTCGTGATGGGTCTCCCTACGAGGGGAGACCCATCAAGTTTTTTTGTGCAGGGGAGTATGGGGAGAAGTTTAAGCGTCCCCATTTTCATGCGATCATGTTCAATGTGGCTCTCCGTGACCTGGAGTACGAGAAGTTTTGGGGTCACGGGATGGTGCACGTGGGTACGGTGACGCCTCAGAGCTCGGCGTATGTGGCTGGTTATGTGATGGCGAAGCGGTACGGCAAGGAAGCGGAGGATTACTATGAGGACTTGGTGCATCCTGAGACGGGTGAGGTCTCTAGCCGTCGAAGTGAGTTTGTCAGTATGTCCCGTCGGCCTGGAATCGGGTCACAGTGGTACGATCGGTTCAAAGGTGACCTTTGGTCTGGCGATTCTGCTATACAGGACGGGAAGCGTTTCAAGGTGCCTCGGTATTACATGCAGCGTCTTCTTGAAGAAGACCCCACCTCGGCAGAGGAGATTGCCTATCGCAGATATCAGAAAGCTCGGTGTTCTGCTTCAGAATCGACGTATGAGCGGCGAAGGGTTAGAGAGGAATACCTGGCATTGAGGGTTAAACATTTTTCCAAGAGAGGTGACGTGTGAACGTTTATGCGCTTTTTGATCGGAAGTTGAAGGAGTACCAGCAGTTGTTCTACGGTCGGAACGATAACGCGGTGATGCGTGGCATCGCTGATGGTGTGAAGTCGCAGCCGGGTACTTTGATGCATTCTCACCCGGAGGATTTCGATATGGTCCAGGTGGGCGAGTTCGATCCGGAGACGGGCGAGCTCGCGCGCGTGTCGCTGCGTTTGGTTGTGAACCTGGGTTCCCTGCTCATCGAGGCGCAGCGCGATCCTGAAAAGGTTCGGCTGCGTGAGGTCGGTTGAGTCCGGCTGGCGGTGCGTACCGGACGGGGAATCAGCGTGTGGTGCAGACCGATCGTTTCGCTATGGTGCCGGATGGTTCGGTTCCGCGGTCTGCGTTCACTCAGGAGTTCATTCATAAGACCACGTTCGATGCCGGTCTGAACATTCCTATCTACATCGAGGAGATTCTGCCTGGTGATTCGGTGAAGTGCAAAATGGATGCGTTCGTGAGGATCGCTACTCCTCTCGTTCCGTTTATGGATAACCTCTACGTTGAGTCGTTCTTTTTCTTCACGCCGGCGCGGTTGGTGTGGACGAATTTCGAGCGGTTCATGGGTGAGCAGTTAAACCCTACGGACACCACTCAGTTTCTGATTCCTCAGGTCGTTCCTGGTACTACGGATGTGGTGATTGAGACCATGTTCGATTACATGGGGATCACCCTTAATAATAACGCGGCGGTGACTATCAGCGTGAACGCGTTGCCGTTCCGCTGCCTGAACCTCATCTGGAATGAGTGGTTCCGCGACCAGGACCTTCAGACGCCCCTGGTCGTCCAGGTGGACGACGGTCCGGATCCGGTGGCTCAGTATGCCACCGTGGGCTATGTGCGGAACAAGAAGCGTGACTATTTCACCTCGGCGCGGCCGTTCCCTGAGAAGCCGTTCAACCAGACCAACATGGTGTTGGCCCAGACGAATCGTCAGTTTGGCGCTACGGGTGTTGGTTACACTCCGGGTCAGGGTTTCACGATTCCGCAGCCCGGTACGGGTGTCGCGAATCAGCCCTATTGGGGCGTTGGTGTTCCGGTCACGGGTATCGGTGTCGCGACAGGTAATGCGGCTACGGTGGCTAACCAGACGGTGACTATGCCAGGCGGCCGCGAGGTGATCTTTGCTGATCACTATGATTCGAATTTGGAGACTGTGTTTTTCAAGGGGCGCGGGGCTGAGAATGCCCCGGACGTGCGCGTTCTGATTAATGATCTTCGGTTGGGTCTTGCTGTGCAGACCATGCTGGAGAAGAACGCGCGAGGTGGCACGCGTTACGCTGAGATTGTGCGGTCTCACTTCCGTGTGGTGTCTCCTGATGCGCGGTTGCAGAGGCCTGAGTACCTGGGCGGTGGTCGGTCGTTCGTTAACGTCAATCCGGTGGCTCAGACTTCTGCTACGGGTCTGACGGGTGGTACTACTCGGCTGGGCGAGTTGTCGGCGGTTGGTTCCGCTGTGGTGCAGGGGCACCGTTACAGCGGGTCTTTTACTGAGCATGGGTACGTGATTGGGCTTATCACGATTCGTGCGGATCAGTCTTACCAGAACGGTACTCATCGAATGTGGTTCCGGCGGACGCCGTATGACTTTTACTGGCCGGCGCTGGCGAACCTCGGTGAGCAGGCTGTTTTCAGGAAGGAGTTGTTCTCGGCTGGTACGACCGCGGATAACGATGTGTTCGGGTATCAGGAGCGGTGGAGCGAGTATCGCTCTAAGTATTCTCGCATCTCTGGTGGCTTCCGTTCTAACCAGGCCGGGACTCCGTTGGATATGTGGCATTTGGCGCAGAATTATGCGCTAGGAGCTCCTCCGGTGCTGGCGACGTTCGTGGTGGAGGCTCCGCCGATCTCGCGTGTGATGCAGGTTGCTGCGTTGCAGGGGCAGCAGTTCTTGATCGATGCGCTGTTTCGCCAGACGGTGGTTCGGGCGATCCCGATGTTCTCTATTCCGGGCGCTGGTCCCGGCCGGTTGTAATGGCGTCTGTGGAGCCTAAGGACGGCCAGCCCTCTGTCATCAACAAGGTGGTGAAGGGGGCTGGGCCGGTCCTGGGCGCTGTTTCGCCTCTGCTTGGTTTTGGTGCCTCGGTGCTGTCGAACGTGTGGAGCTCGCGGGAAGCCGCGAAAGCTCGCGATTTCGAGGAGCGAATGAGTTCGACGGCGGTGCAGCGGCGTTTCAAGGATCTGGAAGCCGCTGGTGTTAATCCGCTGTTGGCGGGTCGTATGGAGGCTTCTACTCCTGGTGGAGCCCAGGCGTCGATATCCGACCTGGGTCAAGGTGTTTCGAGCGCGCTGGCGGTGCAGCGCGCGAAAGCTGAGATAGATCTGATCCGGTCGCAGGATCTGTTGACCCGTACTCAGGCTCATGATATCCAGCAGACTTACCCTGCTCGTACGGAGCCTCAGTTGGCTCAAGCGGAGCTCACGCGTTTGAATGCTGACGAGCAGCGTATCGTGCTCGAGGAGGTGCGTGAGCGGTTGCAGGCGCAGTTGCGGTCGTCGGTGGCTGGAGCTCGCCAGACGGAAGCTCTGGCGGATTTGAATGAGCTCCTTAAGCCTGGCGCTATCAATGTGGCTCGGCTGGAAGAGCGTTTGGCTGAGCTCGGTGGTGAAGGTTTTGGTGCTTCCGCTATGCGGATGATTCTCGACGTTATCCGAACGACAGTGAGGCCACGATGAGAGAGTGGGTCGATATCGGGCCGTTGCACGGCTACGATGTGAAGGCTGTAAGCCTTGCTACGAGCTCCCCCGGTGGGGGAGTGGATATTGTTCAACAGCAGTTCCGCGACGAAGTGGACGTGAATACGATCGTTAAGCGGTTTGGGCTCACGGGGCAGTTTCCCGTGAGCTCGTTGGAGGGGGTGTACGGTGACTTCACCGGGATTACGGACTACGAGAGCGCGGTGAGCGCGATTGAGGCGGCTGAACGTTCGTTCATGCAGGTTCCGCCGGATGTCCGGGAGCGTTTTGGTAACGATCCTGGAAGGCTTCTGGCGTTCGTAGGACAGGCCAGGAAGCAACAGGTCGTGGATGAGCTCGGCCTGGACGTCGAGGACAGGCGTAAGCCCTCGCAATCGCGTAGGGCGTCTGATAAGGAGGCTGCGCAGGGAGCGGCTTCGCCGCGACCGGAAGCAGCCTCGGACAAGCGAAGCGCGTCAGTGTCTCCGAAAGGAGACGTCTAAGGTATGGCAGGCATGCCTAACGATATAGGTATCTTGCGCGCGTGCGTGCGCGAGGTTAACGCGCGTGCGCGCGCGCACACGTTCTACTCGTTCAATGTGTGCTGACTGACACCTTAGGTGGAAGGAGGGGGGTTATGGGGGCTAAGACCCCATCTAAGAAGCGGCAAAGGTGCCGCGTGTGTCTCGCGGAGCTCGTCGATCGCGAGCAGAAGTTGTGTAACCGTTGCTGGCAACGGGAGTTGTTTGTTACATATGAGCTCACCCCGGAGGGGGCTCAGGTGGCACGCAAATAGCGTGCCAGAATATGTATTATACGAACCGAAAGGAGACCGAAGCTATGGCTAGGTACCGCGTGAACAAGGGCAAGTCTGCCCGTAAGTTCCGGTCCGATGTTGGACGTACGAAGTCTATGAACGTCTCTCGGCCGGGGCGTGGTGGTTTCCGTCTGTGAGTTGTTTTCGCCCTCTCTCTGCTTACCAGGATGAGGAAGGGCAAGTGCGGATCGGTCGCGGGGCTGTTGATCCCGGCCGATCGCTGGAGCTTCCCTGTGGGAAGTGTGTTGGGTGTAAGTTGGATCGAGCTCGCGCGTGGTCGATCAGGATTGGGCACGAAGCGCAGCTACACGATTCCAACCA